GTTGGATGGAACCTTGCGGTTGGCGGTGGCAAGCCTCCTGTAACCAAATTTCGTGGCCATGACTACGTCAGTCCATTGAAAGGTATTCCGCGTCCTACGCCATGGCTTGTTGGAAGACAAGGTCACGCGCCGTCTTTGGAGGCTTGTATTGCCGGCGGCAAGAAAGCAAAGGGACGAAAGCAAACTCCGGAACAGATTGCCAAGCGCGTAGCCTCACGCAAGGCAACGCTGGCTGCTCAAGGGCGCACGCGGTAATGCCCCGATTTCTTGACACTCGTGGGTATGCGGACATTGCAATCGCGGTGTGCGATCGGTGCAAGATGAAGTACCCGCACTCTGTTTTGCGACCAGATCCAAATTTTCCGGGGTTGCAGGTTTGCGATACTGGTTGCGCTGATCAGTTCGATCCGTATCGGTTACCCGCAAGGAAGACGGAGCGGATCACCATCAGATTTCCGCGACCTGATGAGTCTTTGACGACTGAAACTCCGGGATTGCCTTATGACGGGTACGTTTATAAATAACGCGGTGATTTGGTTTTAGGAACAGAAATGGCACAAACAAACTTCACCCCAATATCGCTGTACTACACAACCACTGCTGCCGGGGTTCCTCTTGCCGCAAATCTTGTTAGCGGTGAGTTGGCCATCAACATTACTGACGGGAAGTTGTTTTACAAGAACGCAGGCAATGTAGTAACGCTTCTTGCTTCTTCGTCTGGTGCAACTGGTGACGTTGTTGGCCCTGCTTCTGCGACTGACAATGCGCTGGTTAGGTTTGACGCAACCACAGGCAAGTTAATTCAGAACTCGGTTGGAATTCTCAGCGATGCAGGAGTCTTGACTGGGTTGACCGGGATAACGTCATCGGGGTCAATCACGGCAATAGCGGCGGCCACACAAGATTCCGTTATTCTGCAAGGCCGAGCTGGGGGAACAAACAGTTATGGCGTGACGCTTACGCCAACAACTTTGACGGCCAGCAGAACAGTTACGTTTGCAAATGCAGACATTAACTTTTCTACTGGTTTGGGAGTAGCGCAAGGCGGCACCGGGTTAACATCCGGAACTTCTGGCGGGGTTCTGTATTACTCGGCAACCGGGACGTTGGCTTCCAGCGCTGCACTTGCCGCAAGCGCATTGGTTGTAGGGGGAGGTGCTGGAGTAGCACCCTCAACCATTACAACTGGAACCGGCGTAACGACTGCGCTTGGGGTAAATATAGGAACTGCAGGCGCGTTTGTAGTCAACGGAGGGGCGCTGGGGACTCCATCCGGTGGTACGGTTACCAACTTGACCGGGACTGCGTCGATCAACATTAACGGCACGGTTGGGGCAACTACACCGACAACGGGAGTCTTTACAACAGCAACTGCGATTGCTGCGGCGACTCAAGACGCCGTGCGGTTGCAAGGTCGCGCAGGTGGAACAAGTAGTTATGTGGCAACTGTTACGCCAACGACGTTAAGTGCAAGCAGAACGGTTACCCTGCCAGACGCGGACATCAACTTTACCACCGGGTTGGGAGTTGCCCAAGGCGGGACTGGCGTAACAACTCTGACAGGGTTGGTGAAAGGCAGTGGAACGTCGGCGTTTACGGCAGCCACCGCAGGGACTGATTATGTTGCGCCGGGGACGGCCACTTCTTTTACGGCAAGACAGACTTTTAGCGGGTCGTCTAGCGTCCTTGCCTCTGTGTTTACTAACATGGCTGAGGTTGCTACCGTATCTGCTACCGCCGCAACCGGGACGATCAACTACGACATTACTACGCAGTCGGTTGTGTACTACACCAGCAACGCCTCGGCCAACTGGACGGTGAACTTCCGGGCTTCCAGCGGAACAAGTTTAGATTCGGCAATGTCAACCGGCCAATCATTGACCGCTGCGTTCCTTGTGACTCAGGGGTCTACGGCTTACTACAACAGCGCGGTGCAGGTAGACGGGTCTTCGGTAACTCCCAAGTGGCAGGGCGGAACAGCACCATCAGCGGGGAACGCTAGTAGTATTGACGTTTACACCTACACTATCATCAAGACAGGTTCCGCAGCGTTTACTGTACTTGCGTCAGTTACTAAGTTTGCATAAGCCATGCCAACCATAAACACATTCGGCGCAGCCTCCGCAAGAGGCTTTGGGTTTTCTAGTATAACAAATACGTCTCCTCCTGCTATTGCAGTTGTACACACTAACACCCCGTATGTATCGGTGTACCCGTGGTCCAGTGGTTTTGGCGCCAAATATGCAGATGCGTCAACATTGCCAACGGGGACTGGAAATGGCGTAGCATTTGATTTAACTGGAACCGCTATTGCAATGGCACACGGGGGATCCCCGTTTATTTCTGCTTATCCGTGGTCCGCTGGTTTTGGAACCAAATATGCCAACCCAGCTACCATTCCAACCTCAGTGACGTATAGCGTAAGATTTAACGCGAACACACTCATGGTTGGTACTTCAACCAACCCTTATGTTTTAGCTTATCCGTGGTCTAGTAGTGGTTTTGGAACAAAATACACAAATCCTGCAACTCTTCCAACGGGGCTTGTCAATACCGTAGCATTTAACCCTGCAGGAGATACTATTGCCGCTGCACACAGTACTACGCCGTTTGTATCGGTGTACCCTTGGTCCAGTGGTTTTGGTTCCAAGTACGCAAACCCGTCAACATTGCCAGCAAGCACTGGGAATGGCGTGGCATTTGATTTAACTGGGTCCACCATTGCAGTTGCGCACACTACTACACCTTATATTTCAGTTTATCCGTGGTCCGCTGGTTTTGGCACAAAATATGCGGACCCAGCAACATTACCGACTGGGACTGGGCAAAGCGTAGCTTTTAACTCAAATACCATTGTAGTTTCACACAGTACTTCGCCCTATGTTGCCGCTTATCCTTGGTCCAGTGGTTTTGGAACAAAATATGCAAACCCGTCAACATTGCCAACGGGGACTGGAAATGGCGTGGCATTTGATTCAAATAGGACTTCTATTGCAATTGCACATGGTGTTACACCATTTATTTCCGTTTACCCATGGTCCAGTGGTTTTGGAACAAAATATGCAAACCCGTCAACATTGCCAACGGGGACTGGAAATGGCGTGGCATTCTACCCTAGCTAAAAGGAACTTTCATGGTCACAAATCAAGAACACCTAAACAACCTCGTTGTTGCCGCATTCCATCGTGAGATGGAGTTTTATCAATATCAGATCAACATCGACAACTACACAGTAATGCTTGCCGCGCTGCCGCAAGATAGCTGGCCCGATGCGCTGCTTCCGTACAAAGACGCGGCTATCGATAAGCTACCGGAAAGCTTTGACGACACTACTGTTAACTCAATTTCCGACTACCAATATCGTGACCGTCTTCGCACCCTGCTGCGCACCGAAAAAGTCGAGCAAAGCAAGTCCGCTCGTGTTCGGGATGCACTGAAAGCGCAGATCGGTTCAGACTACGATGCCCTGCTCGCTTTGTACAAAGCCAACCAAGCGTAAAAGTAATTTTTTTGTTAGGTAGACTAAAATGGAACACGCAAATATTTCTATTCAACTTTTGAATGCCATCCTTCAGCACTTGGGCAATCAACCCTACGCTCAGGTATTCCAGTTGATTCAGGCCATCCAGAAGGAAGTGGCGGATTCTAAAAAACCAGAAGAGAGCTAATTGAAATGGCTACCCTATCGGACGTAGACCACAAGATTGATGCCCATGTGGACGTTTGTGCCGTCCGATACGAGGGTATTGAGCGTGAGATGAGAAGTGTTCACGCAAGGATTAAACGTCTAGAACAGATTCTTATCACTGGAGGGGGGGCAATAATTATGTTGCTCGTGACAATGATAATGAAGGGGCATTGATGGAACTTGTTGAGCTTTTTCTCAAGGCGTGGCCGGTACTATTAGGTATCGTTACGCTAATCATCGTGCTGTCAAAACTTGACTTGCGGGTGGCTGTGCTAGAGGAGAAGGTCAAGAGTGCGTTTGAGATCATCAACAAGATGAAGGACAGGCAGTGAGCGAAAAACTTGAAGCCAAGAGTCAGCTAATCGAAAAGACTGCGTTTGCGGTTCTGCCAATTTTGTTTACCTGCGTGGTGTACCTGATGTCAGCGTTGGACAAACTCACGCATGAGGTTACTGTACTTAACGCCAAAATATCCCTCGTTGTTACATCCGACAACAAGCAAGCCGTGAACTCTGGTGCGGAACTCGCAAGAGAAAAATTGCGTCAAGAACTTGAGAAAGAAATTCAGCGCAACCGTGACATGATTCACGACAACCAGAAGCACATCAGTATCATAGAAGACCGGATGTCGAGGAAATAATGGCTGACTTCAACCCTGCCTTTGAAAAAATGATCCATGACGAAGGTGGATACCAACTGACAGACATTCCGGGTGACCGGGGAGGACAAACGTATGCAGGAATCGCAAGAAAACCAAACCCTCAGTGGGCAGGGTGGCAGTACATTGATCGCAAGGATTTCGGATCGGCTACTCCTTTGGTTCGTGAGTTTTACAAGTCTAATTTCTGGGATCGTGTCCGAGGTGACGATCTTACGAACCAAGCTATTGCGGAAACCATCTTCAACTTCTCCGTCAACACCGGAGTCGGCGTCGCAGCCAAGCTCGCCCAGCTTATCGTTGGTGTCACCCCAGACGGCGCAATCGGCGCAAAAACCGTCGAACGGTTGAATATCTGTACTCCAGAAAAATTTTTACCAGCCTATGCGTTAGCAAAGATTAGCCGGTACGCGCAGATCTGCAACAAGGACAGATCTCAGTCCAAGTTCTTACTCGGCTGGATCAACCGCACTCTTGCAGGACTCAAGTAATGGATCTGATTGGAATAGGGTCGATAATTGAAGGCGTGGGTAAGGTTGCCGGTGACCTCATTACCACCGATAAAGAGAAACTCCAGATGGCGCTCGAAGAGCGCAAACTCGATCTGGAGGAAAAGAAGATTGACCAAGCCACTGACTTGGCACAAGTTGAGGTCAATAAGATTGAAGCGGCAAGCTCTAATTTTTTTGTCTCTGGCTGGCGTCCTGCTGTCGGCTGGATTGGGGTTCTGGGTCTGGCTTACCAGTTCCTTGGGTATCCGCTGATGCAATGGCTCTGGGCTTTTGGTCAAGGGGTGGATATAATTCCAAAGGAACTGCACCCTCCGCCCGATCTTGACGTTGAGCAACTCATGACGTTGCTTGCTGGGCTGCTTGGGTTTGGCGGCATGAGGTCGTTTGAAAAACACAAGGGAGTGGCCGCAAAATGACAGTCGCAGCGGTAATGACGTATGACTCTTTAGTCAACGACATTTCAACCTACCTTGAGCGGACTGACACGGCTACGCTAGACAAGATCCCGCAGTTCATCATGTTTGCGGAGCAGGTTCTGGCGTCGGAGATCAAGTTCCTTGGCAACTTGACGGTGGCTGACGGGACGATGACCGCGAGCGACCCGGTGATAGACAAGCCTGCTCGGTGGCGCAAGACCGTTTCCTTCAACGTCACAACCGGTGGCGAGCGATCCCCGGTGTTCTTGCGCAAGTACGAGTATTTGCGTGAGTATTGGCCAGACGATACTCAGACGGGGCTACCTGCGTTCTATTGTGATTACGACTACACGCATTGGCTAGTGGCCCCAACCCCAGCGGCGGCGTACTCGTTTCAGGTTCTGTACTACGAGCGCAATCAACCGCTGGACTCGGCCAATCAATCTAATTGGTTTACCCAGTACGCCCCGCAGGCGATGCTTTACGGATCCTTGTTGCAAGCGATGCCGTTCCTCAAGAACGATGAGCGGATCCCAGTCTGGCAGGCAATGTACGACAAGGC